TGGTTTGCAACCATCCGCCCAGGCCGGTTTCGCCCCAGAAGTATTCGATGATCCGTTCGATGAACGCGCCGACGCTGTCGAACATGTCACCGACCGCGCTGACACTCCAGCCCAGCCAGGACTCGATGACACCGAGCACCCAGTTCCCGATGTCCTGAAACAGCTTGATGAACGCGGCAATGGCATCCATCAGTCCCGCAACAGGATTCGTCCAGTTGATTGCCGCGAGCGACGACGCCCAGGTGGTCAGTGCCGTGGCGAGCGCGCCGATGCCGAACGAGTCGGCGATGGTCTCCAGGTCGATGCCGGTCAAGTTCTTGACGACGCCGAGCAGCCAGTGGGTGGCCGAGCGGATCAGTGTCCCGACTGCCCGTAGCGCGTCCCAGATGGCGGTGAGGCTCAGCCAGTTGATGTCGCCCCACGCGTCGGTGAACGTCTGCCACGCCGACTTAAGGGTGGCGGTGTCGAAGAAGCTCGGGATGGAGATGCCGGTCAGGTTCTCGATGACGCCCAGGATCCAGCCCCACGCGCCCGAGACGAGATCAACGATCCGCATCCACGCGGTGTGCAGCGCGGCCAGCGGGCTGCCCCAGTCGATACCGTCCCACGCCGAGGTGAACGTGTCCCACAGGGTCTTGATGCCGGACAGGTCGAAGAAGTCCGGCAGTTCGATGCCGGTCAGGTTGCCGAGGACTGTTTTGACCCACGCCCAGATGTCGCCGCCGAGGTCGACCAGCAGCATCCACGCCGCATGGATCCCTGTGAGCGGGTTGCTCCAGTTGATGTCGCCCCACGTGTCGAAGAACGTCGTCCACGCCGCACGGATCTCGGAGAACGCGAAGAACGCGGGCAGGTCGATGCCGGTGAGGTTCCGCAGAACGTCCCCGGCCCAGGTTCCCATGTCCCAGAGCAGATCAACCACAGCCATCCACGCGGGGTGGATCGCCGCCAGCGGGTTCGACCAGTTGATCGCACCCCACGCGGTGTTGAAGCCGGTCCACGCGGCTTTGAGGGCGTCGAACTCCAGAAAGCTCGGCAGTTCGATGCCGGTCAGGTTGGACAGCATCGTCCCGAACCAGTCGAGGACACCCCAGAACAGGTCGACCAGCAGCTTCCACGCATTGTGGATGGCCTGCAACGGATTCGACCAGTTCAGGCCGTCCCACCCGTTGAAGAACGCCACCCACGCGTCCTGCAATGTCGACAGCGCGAACAGCGCTGCCAAATCCTTCAGGAACTGGCTCTGTTCGGTGAGGTCGATGCCGGTGATGTTCTTCAGCACGGTCATCGCCCAGTTGACGACACCCCGCCAGAAGTCCCACGACGACGTGACCGCCTGCCAGATGGCCCGCGGATCAAGCCAGTTGATCTCCAGCAGCTCCCCGATATGCTCCGAGACAAGCCCGATCAGCATGTCGCCCTCAAGCCACCACAACAGATCCCCGATGGAGTCGGCCCACTGCTGCAACTGCTCGAACGCCGGAATGCCAGGGATGAACGCGTGCGTGATCGCCAGAACGACCCGGCGCAGCATCTGCTCCAGCAGGTCCGCGCCCATCTGCAACAGCTGCTGCTGGGAGAACGGGCGCTTGAACCCGGCATCGGCCGACGGGTGAACCAGCGGCGTGGAGGGAACCGCGCTAGCCCACTCCGGCATCCCCATCGTCACGGAACCGGCGTGACCTTCACGTTGAACCAGGTCGTGTCAGCGCTGGTGGTGTAGGTGTCGGAGCCCTCCTGCTGCTCGCACCGCAGATACACCGTCGCACCCGCCCCGGCGGGAATCACATCCCACGAGGCCGGGGAGTTCGGTGGCGGACCGCCGGAGAGCACCAGCCGGTCCACGACACCGCCGATGCCGAATCCGATGCCGATGATGTTGCCGCCGTTCTCATCTCCGAGGCGGGCAACGAGATTCACGCTCACGTTGTCGCCGGTGCCGGTCACGATCGTCTGCGCCTCCACCTCGACGCGGTAGTCGAACGGGTAAGTGCCCTGCGCGATGGCGACCACGCCGATGGTCGACTTCGAGTTGCCGGGTGCGGTGTTGGACAGCGTCACCGGCGAGTGCCTGCCGCCGATCTTCGGGGTGACCAACTCGAAGTCCTCGCCGCCGGTTGCGACGGCGAGAACCTGCCCCGCCACCGGTGTTTCGGAGTAGTCATCTGGGGTGAGGACGGTGTCCCCGTCGGCCCCGTCAGCGCCGGTGTGCAGGGCGAGGTTCAGCCGGTAATGCCCGGCGGTCGTCGAGGTGGCCGGGGTGAGGACGGTCAGGGATGCGGAGTCGGCGGTCGGGTCAGCCGGCGCCAGGGCGGTAAAGTTCACCGTCTCGTCCAGGGTGGGCGGCTCACCGGGAGGGCCGACCTCGACGGCGGTGAACCCCGCACCCACCGCATCGGTGTCGGGCTTGACCATGATGACCGCCGAACCCGACGGGTCGACCGGGATGAGGGTCTTCCCCTCGGCCATGAAGTATTGGCCGTCAGCTGTTTTCGGCCACGACGCCATAGGTGACTCCTGCCTATCCCGACGACTGCGGGGCGAGTGTGAGGACGTTGATGATGGAGAACGCCTCGGTGATCAGGCGCTGATGTTTGGCCAGCGGGGCTTCGTCGCGGCGGCCGTCGCCCAACTGGACGAGGACTTCGCGTTCGGTGTCGGTGATGCGCCACATGACGCCCTCGACGTAGTCGGTGACCATCTTGCGGCGGTTGCGGTACACCAGGCTCATTAGGCCGCCGCGGTGAATATCCCTGTTTAGGGCGTACTGGTCGCCGTTGCGGAAAGTGACTGTGGCGGCGGTGTATCCGCGCGAATCGAACAGAGCGTTGATGAACGCGAACATGGTCTCGACGTTGTACGGGGCCGACGCGGTCGCATGGAACCGTTCGATGGCCGGATGGTATGGGCCGACCTCGCCGCGCCGGTCGTAATGCTGGACGGCTTCAAATGCGAAGAATGCGTTATTCATAAAGCCACTCAAGAGGTCACTGGGGATGCCGGTGAATCCGAGAACGATCATCAGCGAGTCGATCAGCCACGCATAGGTGGCATTCATAAGATCGTTGAGCCACTTGGGGCTTCGTCCCCCGATGATGTGCTGCCAACCATCCGGGGTGTGGTCGGTGATCTCGCACGACAGGATCGAAGAGTCCTCACCCGGCTCGGGGGCGATCAGCACCGCCCACGGGGGAACGAAGTTCACCCCGAGTGACGGCGCCTGGTATTGGCCGTCGAACCCGTCGATCTCCTTGGACAGCGCCCCGAAGATGCCGCCCAGCGAGCCGCCGAGGTCGATGACGGTGCGGATAGCCGAGTCCAGAACTGTTTTCGTCGGCCCTTCGATCTGCGAGCGGTCGTATGCGGAGAACACGTAGGTCGGTTGGTCCAGACCGGCCCACTGGTCGGGTTGCGGGTCGCCGGGCCGCCACAGGTCCATGCGGGTGTCGACACCGTAGGCGCGGGTGATGTCGGTGATGACCTGCCCGCAGGTCTCCATCCGCACCGTCCGCATCGCCATCGGGGACGTGTCGAGGAACGGGTTGGTGCGCTTCACATACACCGGCGTCTTGAGCATCCGCTGGAAGGTTTCGATGGACAGCCCGTCGCGCTCCAGCGCCCGGATCACGGTGCCGAACCAGGTGCGGAAGTCCAGATTCAGGCTCGCCGCGTTGTTGACGAACTCCCAGATGCCGGACTGGATGCGCATCGCGGACTCGGCGACTATTGACTCCAGCACCGTGCACAACGCCCACGCATACACCGCATGGGAGAACGGCTGCGCCTGGATCGGCAGATACCACGACGGCCAGATCACCAAATAGTTCAGGATGTCCCAGATGCCCTTAAGCTCCAGGTTCCCCGTCCATACGCCCTTGTCGTACTTGTACTTGTGGGACTTGACGTAGAACGCGTACCGCATCCCGGCGGTCTCCACGATGACCCCGACCATCGTCTTCGAGCAGCCCATGAAGTGGTCGATCAACGCCGAGTCGCCCTTGACGGTGATCTTCGCGGTCGGCGTGTTGTTGCGCGGGTCGGTGCCCGACGCCTCGATCAGGTCCGGGCCGATAGCGCCCACCGGACGCCACAGGTGATCGCACACCGTGAACCGAAAGTCGGTGTCCACCCGCGAGCGCGCCTCGGTGAGATCACGCGCGGTCGTCGCAATCGTCGCCGGGTTGCCTGAGGCCAGCGCTGAGCGCCAGGCCGCCAACTGCGCCTGGTGGGTTACGCCCGCCATCTAGAGCGGATACCTCCGCAGCGGCGTGCCCGCCGAGATGACCTTCGAGTTCGCGTCGCCGTCGTCGATGTCCACCCGAATGAAATACGGCTTCGCCGGTTCGCCGGGAGACTTCGCCGGGATCGCCGAGTTCTCCGAGAACCGGCCCTTGAGTAGTGAATACATCGGCCCCTGCGCGGTGCGGATCCCGAACAAGCTCTGGAACTGCTGTAGGAACGCGTTCGTGTCGGCGCCGGCGAACGTGAGCAGCTGGTTGATAGCCTGCTGAAAGATGTTCAGTTCCTGCGGGTTCGGTGCGACCTGCGTCAAGTCCTGCACCAGCGTCGTGCGGGTGCGCGGGTCGGTGCGCAGGAACGCCACCTGGTTGGTCAGCAGCGGCCCGAACTCCACATACTCGGTGGAGCCGGGGCCGTCGTAGATGCGGAACAGACCCGGCCCGAACACGGTGTGATCCCGGTACATCGGCTGATCCCCGACGTTGAGGCACCGCAAGTATCCGGTCTGGGTGACCGTCGTGTTATCCCCCGCCGAGATTTTGCGGACGTTCGCCGGGGTGGCCTGCGTGATGAGTGCACCACCGGCGCGCATCCCGAACCCGAACCCGCGATATGCCGCACCGATACTCGGGGCCTCGGAGCGGTGCTGCAGGATCGGGATGCCGTTGCGCAGCACCTGGAACAGGTGCGGGTCGCCCTCCCCGCCGCACAGCAGGGTGAACTTCTCCCCGAACAGCGGCATCACCAGCAGCGGGCGCTCGGTCAGCACGTACTCGGTGAACCCCACGAAGTAGGAGAGCTTGATCCACGGCAGCACGTTGTTCATGCCGATCCGCGCCCGCACACCGGATCCCGCCCAGATGCCCGCCGAGCGGTTCATCCGGCCCCACAGGTCGTTGTACGCGCCGTCCCCCAACGTGAACTCGGGGATCGACCCGATGACCATGTTGACGACCTGGTTATCGGTGTCGGTGAACGTCGCGTAGGGGCCGTTGACGACCTCGCGGGATTGGGTGGTGAACTCGTCATCGGGGTCGTCAACCCAGCGGGCTTGGTCGTCGTCGGCGTGGCAGTAGCCGCCACCGGAGCCGGTGTAGCGTTGCGGCCAGTTCGGCCCGAGGTCGGTGGCGTAGTCGGTGGTGAACGTGTCGGTCATCGACTCGTAGTCGGGCGCGAACATCGACACGTCGTCATACGACCGCCAGAACGCATCATCGCCCCGCAACCGCAACGACAGTGCCTGGCGGCGCTCCTGGGCGCCCCGCAGCGGATCCACCGGGGCGCCTTTGAACCAGCGCACCTTGGCCCACCACTTGCCGAGTTCCTGCGTGTACCAGGACAGTTCGGACTGCTGCTTGGCGTCGATAGACGCGATCAGGTCGGACACGACCTTGCGGGTATGGCGTGCGTTGCGGCCACGGCACAGGACTTTCGCCTCGATCTCCACCGGATCATAGAGCGCGTCAATGTGCGTGACACCGTCCTGCGTGGCCCCTTTTTGGTCGATGTGCTGCCACGGCGGGATCAAACCCTTGAGTTCGATCAGGTGAGCGCACTCCGGCGCGACGGCACGGTCGGGAATCGAATGCCCGCCCATCAAGTGGAACACGATGGACTCGTCGTAGGAGGTCAACTGCGCCAAAGGCTGCACACCGTTGACGATGTTCCACCAGCCGTGCGGAGTAACCGGGCCAACCGGATACTGAACTGCCACTTACATTCCCGGGGCGGCGTACATGCTGCCGAGGTGGTAGGTGAGGTCTTTGCCCGCGCGGTCCTCGGTGGCCTGGTTGTTGTTGTACTCCAGCTTCTCGATGTTCATGCCGGGCTGCTGCTGCCCGCCCTGCCCCTGGCCCTGCTCGCCGTTCGGGTTCTCCAACTGCCCGCCCTGCCCCTTGCCCGCCATGTTCGGCAGCGCAGGCGCGGCACCGGCCAAACCGCCGGCGATCCTGGTCAGCCAGTTGGAGTTGGCCAGCTCGGAGCCACCGGTGGGGAGGAAGGTTTCCATCAGGCCCTGCACGCCGATACCGGCGGCCTGCCCCGCATACTCGGCCGCGCGCGCCCCGAGTTTGATGCCCAGCTGCGCGGCCTGCCCGGCGCCCGGGGCCATCATGTCCAAGCCCATGCCGCCGGCCTGGATCGCCATATCCACCAACCCGCCGGACTGGATACCGATACCGCCCGAGCCTGAGCCGCCGACGGGTGCGAGGCCACCGATGCGGGTCGGGGCCATCGACGACGGCGCGGGCGCGAAGCCGGGGCCGACACCCATGCCGCCGCCACCACCGCCCGTGGCCGGTGAGGTCAGTGCGGGATTGGTCAGCGCCGAACCGGTCAGCGGCCCATACGACTGGCCGCCACCGCCGACTGGCAAGTAGTACTGCTTCTCGAACTGCGACGACAGCGCCCCGGCCGCGTTCCCGCCGTACTGCGCGCCGCCACCGGTGTTGCCGCCGCCCTCGAAGTTCACACCGTTGGGCAGGGTCGCCGCCATATGGCCGGACATCCCCGGGTACGGGTTGACGCCCACATTGAGCGCGCCGGGCATGAAGCCGGGCAGGAATCCGAGCTTCGCAGCCTCCGCGTCAGTGGCGAAGTTGGTGGTGGTGAACTCGCGCCCGGAAGTGGTCTGCCCGTACTTGAGGACTTCGTACAGGTCGGAGATCGACCCGGAACAGTCGGCCAAGCCGTTGACGAGGTCCGACGCTGGTGCGTAAGTCGTTCTGCCGGACGCCTGTTGGGCGAGCGTCATCATCTGACCGAGACGGGCGCCGCCGTACATCTGTACGCCGGTCGAGCCATCCACCGGCGCATACCCGCCGCCCTGGCCCGCGTACTGGTTGTTCTGATACTGCGACCCGAACACGCCCTGCGCGCCCAATATCCCCATCAGCCCGTGGCCGCCCTGCGTCGGGCTCGCCTTCGCCACCGCCGACAACTGGCCCATCAACGGGGCCATCGCGAGATTGGCGATGAACTTCGTGACGTTCTCCGCGATCCCCGCCAAACCCTTGCTGATGCCGAAGTCCTGGTCGATGGACGCGCCGATGTCGCCGAGTTCGGAGGTGAGCTGCCCAAGCTGCTTCGTGGTCTGCTGGCCCGCCTTGAGTTGCGCCTCGGTGAACCGCATCTCGGCTTCGGTCTGATCCCGGCGCGCCTTCTCAAGCTCGTTCTGAGCGTTGAGAATGTCGGTCGCCGAGGCGTTGTTGTCAGCCCGCAGCGCGTTAAGCTCAGCCTCCTTCTGCGCCACCTTCGTGCGGGCGTCGGCGACAGCGGTCTGCTGCGAGAACAGGCCCGCGTCCATCGCCACACCCGGCATCAACGCCGGGATGTCGGCGTAAGGCACCGCGACATTCGGACCCGACGACGAACCGCCGCCGCTGTCGGTGCTCGACGGCGTCCACGACCCCGCCGGACCAGGAACAACCGGAGCGGGCGCCGGGGGTGCGGCACCCGCAGCGTTATACGGCAGGCCACGACGCGCCCGCTGAGCATCACCGGCCGAATCGAAAGACTGGACGTCGAAGCCCATCATCCGCGACATCATCTGCGGCGAAACAGGATTGCCCGACGAGTCCCGGTAGTCCACGCGGATCACCTGGCGGCCATCGGGCAGGTTCTGGATATGGAAGCCGAGACCTTCCAGCTTCTGCCGAACCTCAGCCGAGTTGTCCTTGATGACCATTTCGTGGCTGTTGGGGATCGCCTCAAGTGAGCCCTTGACCGCGTCGAAAGACTGCGCCCATTGACGGTTCACCTCTTCGGAGGCGACCGCGTCGGCCATCGACTCCTTGAACCCGGTACGCATGTCCTTGAGGCCGTCGCGCATCGGGGTGATCATCGCCGCGGTGGCGCGCATCGTCCCACCCGCGGACTGCCACCCATCGACGAAGTCGTCGACATCCTGCGTGACATCCATCAGGCTGCGACCGACATCACCCCACATGCCAGGCACCTTCGACAGCACCCGGCCAGTAAGGTTCCCCGCCTTCATCAGCCCTTCGAGGGCGGTGCCGATGGTGTACGCCAAACCGTCGGACAGCATCGCCGCGGTCTGCAGCCACACCTGGGCCATCCCCATCATGGAGTCGCCCACCGCCATCGCGGCGTCGCCGACCTGGGCCACAAACGACAGCAGCTCGGGCTTATGGGCGTTGACCCAGTCGACCACCCCGGCGAACCCATCGACCAGCTTGTTGCCCAGTTCCTGGCCGGCCGGCGTGTTGAACAGGTCAAAGAACGCCAGCTTCAACGACTCGGCGGAGTTCTCGATGCCCTCAACGACGCCGGGCCACCCGCGCATCTGCGCCTCGGCCATCGACGCGGCGGTGCCGACCCGGCCGATGCTGGACTCCATCTTGTCGAACGCAGCGACCGACCCGAGCATCGCCGAGCGCATCGCGTCGGAGCCGAACAGGATGTTCGTCTCGGCCTGGAACTGCTCCGGGCTCATCCGCCGCTTGGCTTCGTCCAGCTGCCGGAACATCTCGCGGAACCCGACGAACTGGCCGGTGTCCTGGTTGTACAGCGACATCCCGAGGGCTTCCATTGCCTTCTGGGCCGGTTCGCCCTGCTTGGTGATGGACTGCAGCGTCGTCTTGAGCAGGGTGCCCGCGTCGGAGCCCTTCACGCCGGCGTTCGCCAGCATCCCCAGCGCGGCGACAGTGCCCTCGATGTCCTCCCCGAATCCATTGGCGATACCGCCGACCTGCTGCAGCGCCAGGCCGAGGTCGGGCATATCGGCCGATGATGCGTTCGCGGCGTTGGCCAACACGTCGGCGACCCGGCCGGCGTCCTGCGCGGACATCCCGAACGCGTTGATGGCATTTGACTGGATCTCGGCAGCCTGGGCGGCATCGACCTGCGCGGCCGTGGCCAGCTGCATCGTTCCGCGCGCCGCCGAGATCGCCTGATCGACACTGAACCCGGCCTTCGCCAACTCTGTCATGGCCTTCGCGGCCTCCGATGCGGTAACACCCGCCATCGTGGTGTCGGCACCGAGCGCCCGGGCAGCTGCGGACATCTGCTGCGACTCGGCAGCCGACGCCCCGGTGACACCCTGAAAGTTGTTGACGGTCTTGGAGAAGTCGATGCCCGTCTCCATGACGGCCTTAAACCCCTCCAGTGCCAGCGTCGCGGCCTTCTTCCCGGCCTCGACCAACCCGACAGCGGCCATCGCGGCGACCGCACCACCGACGAAAGCCTTACCGCCCATCCCGCCCAGCGCCGAGAACTGCCCCACGACGCCTGAGGACTGGCTGGTGATGCCCGAGATGAACCCCGGACCCTTCGATGTTTGCGCCTGCTCCAGATTGCGGTACGCCGAGACGGCTTCGCGGACCTCGCGCAACTCCCGCCTACGGGCGGCCGACAGCGATTCCGTCGAACGGACAACCGCGGTCGTGGTGCGGGCCTGCTGCTCGCGGGCCGACTCCAGCTGCTTCTCGGCGGAGGCGACGGCTTTCGTGTCACCCGCATCGCGGGCGGTCTTCAGCTTCTTCTCGGCGTCTTCGACCTTCTTCGTCGCGGCCTTCGACTTGTCGAGGGCATCCTGGCGGGCCTTCTCCGCGACGGTCGCCTTGCCAGAAGCGTCAGCAACCGAGTCGAGCGCCTTGGCGTACCCGTCGACAGCCTTGCGGGCATCCTTCGCGCCCGCCCCGAACGCCTTCGTGAACGAGCCGGACGCCTCCTTCCCCGCCCGAGAGAAGTAGCTTTCAGCCTGCTGCCCGACCTGCTTGAACGACCGCTCATCGGCGCGGGCCTCAACCGGCAAAGTAATCGGCATACGACCCTCCTCTCACGACCACCCAAGCTCCCCGAACAACTCTTCCTCGACCTCGGCGCGCAACGCCGCCACCTCAACCGCCTCAGTCGCAACCTCAACCCGCTCAACAGGATCGAGAAACACCCGAGGCTTGTACTCCCCCGGCCTGCCGACGTACCAGGACGCGCGATACAGGGCGAGTTCCTTGTGGAGCTCCTTGAGCATCTGCATCCACTCCGGCCACTGCCCGGCCCGCAGGGCGCGCGGGTAGGGCGAATCGTCGGAGTGTGGATGCTGCAGCAGCACAAGCAATCTGCGGCTCGACATCCGGCCGCGGTGCCAGTCCATGACATCCAGCCCGCGGTCGAGCAGCTCCGCTTCTATCGCGGCGGGGTGACAGCGCCACACCGCGATAGCGACATCAACTTTTGGGGTCCGCTTTCATGCGCTCCTCCAATGCGAGTCGCTGCTTGCCCCATACAAGCTCGATCTCGTTGAAGTTCACGCCACCGGCCTTCGCGCGGGCCGCACCGTCCTCACCCCACAGCACAATCGCCAGCCGTTCCGGCCACGACGGGCGAACACGCTCACCCTTCTTGCCCTTCGCGTTCGTCTTGGCCCAGCGGTGCGGATACACCAGCTGCCCTTTCGCGATCAGCGCACCATTCGGGGCAAGGACATCAGGCTCACGCTCATAGTCACGCATCTCGTCCTGCAGATCATCCCAGCGTTCCTGCTGGTCGAGGTCGAACAGATCCTTGTGCGGGATCTCGAACACCTCCCCCTGCGGGAACTCGGGGGTGGGCGGAACGCGCCGGAACTCCGAACGCAGGAACGAGAAACCATCCTCGGATGCCTGCGCGCGGGCCTCCGCTGCGTTGATGACGTGACGATGCTTGATGCTGTCCTCATCGGACATGGGCTTACCTCCTG